GTAGGGGTGGAAGTGATCGCATAGTTTTTTAGTAACGTTTACGTCTTGTATGCAGTAATCCTGCATTTCTTGTGACCATGTCTGCCAGTCAGTGTCTTTTCCGAATTGACCTTTGAATTCACTTAGTCGATAGCCGTAGCTCTCAAGACTGTGACGCCCCCACATGTATGAAGGCATGTTCTTCCAACGGCCTACAAACTTGCCGTCCTTGGTCTTCGGACCACGATCAATGTCAAGAATGTCAGTGTGGTAAATCCTTGACAGCAACAGTGTGTCTACAACCAGGGCGGATGGCTCAAACCACGGATAGATTTTCTGAAGGACAGGTATGTCATAACCGATGACATTATGTCCGCAGATAGTTTCCGCCTCTTGGAGGATTTGTACACCACGGACAATAGGTTCTTGATCACCTTCGTCGTTGTAGACAAGGGTTTGATCAGTCTCCGTGTCGTAGATGACAAGACAGTGAATACGGGTAACATCATCTAAAAGACCGTCACTTTCCAGATCGAATACCAGCATTGTTCCAAACGTACGTTTTGTCTACAAACTGTGCACGCTTTACCATCTCAGGCGTGGGAGGATTTGGTTTAGAAATCGGTAGTTGCTTCGAACTCTGGGGCGATGTCTGATTCATTGAATTTGCAGGTAGATAGGTCATATGTCAGTTGGGAAGCGACGCCAACTTCGCCTGAATATCGATTTTTAAGGACGCGCACAGTCGTAGAGCTTGATTCAGATCCACTCTGCTGATCGCGTTCGAGCGCAATGACTCCGTCGCTAAGTTGAGCAATGGCAGCAGAGCCTCTGAGTTGTCCCAAGGTGACCCTTGCTCCTTCTTCGTGATTGACATCACCTGATGTTCTCCGTAAATGTGAAACTAGGAATAAAGAAATACCTGTTCGCTCAACCAATGACCTCAGCCTTGTCATGGTTTGATCGATCATTTTCCGCTCGTCCCCGTCAAGGCCAGACAGCAAAATAGAGAGGTGATCAAGGAAAACAACACGGGTCTCAAGAGCAGATGCCATGTACTCGATCCGGTTGTAGATGTGATCCGGGTCGTACGATCCAAAGCCATCAAAAAGGTGGAGATTCCACGTTGCGATAGTTTCATCGAACGCTTTGACTAGCTCAGATCGATCATGCTCTCCAAGGTGGAGACTTCGTCCGGTTGCTGCGGACATAAGTCCGAGAGCTGTACGGCGGTTTGATTCTTCAAGAGCCAGGTAACCGACCCGTTCTCCTTTGTTAAGCAGGTAAGTTGCAATGTCACGACAGAAGGACGATTTTCCAATGCCACTGCCTGCAGTAATCGTGACAAGCTCTCCGTACCGGATCCCGTGTAGCTTTCGTTGTAATCCTTGAAAGGGGTAGTCATGATCTGATGGTGGTGTTGGGGTTGTGACAAGTTCAAGTAGTTGCTTTGCATCAACAATCCCGTCAGGTTTGTATTGCTCGTGTGCGAAGCTCAGAAGATCACGGATAGCCTTTGTGTCTTTGGCCTGTAAAGCCTCTGAGGCATCCTTGTAATTGGATAGAAAGCCTATAAAAGCTTTACCAGGTGGTAACACTCCGGCAGCTTCAATTGCAGCCTCTCTGCCCGGTTTATCGTTATCGAAGCAAAGAATGACTTTGTCGAAACTTGTGATGTAATCGAAGTTGTCCTGCATTGCTTTCTTTGCAGATGCAGCACCATTCGGAATCGAAGTGATTGCGTAGTAGCTGGGTTGGGCTTCATAGATGGACATTGCATCCATCTCACCCTCAGTGATGACAAGAGTGCTCTCTGCACCCTTACCATTTTTGATCTTTGTGGTCTTTGGAAACTTGTTCATACCGAACAAGGTCTTGACCTTTCCTTCTACCCGAAACTGTTTGTCAGGAGTCCTTACTTTTGCTCCAACAATCTCTCCAGCGCCGTCGATGTAATAGTGGCGTAGAAGTTCTCCGTCTCTGTATGTTTTGTAGAACTCACAGACTTTCTCGGAGATTCCTCGGGAGTGCAGCCTTCCGGCTGATCCTTGTAATCGTACATTTTGCACGTGATGAGTGTGGTGGTTTACTTGCTCGCCATCGCCATTCGTAACTGCGTGGCATTTAAAACAAAAAGTGTGGCCGTCTGAATACAAGCTATTTGCATCAGACGACCCACAGTTAGGACACGGTATGTGTCTTACAAATTCGCTGTCGCTCATGTGAGCCAGTCAACAGGTATGGTCGCAAACGAACACCACTTGATGCCAAGTTTCTCGCACCATGAGGCGTACGTTGTCTTACTTTTTTTAGATATTGTGTTGTAGGGTGCCTGAAAGACCATACGTAGGTCGATGTCAGGATTCTGTTTGATGACCTCTTTGATCTTCTTACGATCCTTACTGTCCCAATAACCCTTGCACTCAAGCCAGATACCATTCGGAAGAATGAAGTCAGGCGTGTAGTTGTGCTGGATTACATAGGGAACTTTCGTACTTTCGTATTCGTATTTGACACCCAGACCGACGAGAAGGTCAGCGACCCTCTCTTCGAGACCTGAGCGGAATGCCATTACTCATCAAGAAAGTTCTTTTCAATGAGCTCTTCAACGATCTCTGAGATAGCTCGACGCATCTCATATTTGAAGTCGTTCCGATCAGCTTTGAATCGGGTAACGCTGATCTCAGGGATAGACACGGTCATCGTGCCTTCGTAGAGATTCAGGTCATCGTTCTTTTTAACTTGGAAGTCCACCATCAGAAGTCCACCTCCCCTTCAGGAGCAGCAGTAACAGAAGGCTCAGATGTCTTGAATCCTTTGGTCTTGCCAAAGAGTTCAGCCACATCTACGTCGTCCATGTCGCCGGTATCAATACCAGCAGAAGTAGACAGGGTTACAACCTGAACACCTTGCAGCTTCAAGCTGGTGCCATAGGTGACCTTGTCCTTCAAGACATAAGGCTTTTGGAAAAAGGCCAGCTTGACCTTGCAACCTGAGTACAGCGGGGTGTTCTCGTCTTCGATAGGTGTTCCCTCGGTATCGACGATGCCAGGTTTCATCTCTTCATTCCAAGAGAACTTGACGACGTACTTACCTTCGGCAACTTCTTCCCATGGTTCAGGCTTCAGTGTTGAACGCTTGGGGTTAGAGAGCTTTGACTCTGCCCACTTGAGGCAGTCAGGTCGTTCAGCTTCCAGCTTGTCGACGACGTCTTGACCGACGACAGCCTTGAGGTTGTACCCGAACTTGCCGGGTTTCAGTACAGCTTGGAATCCTTCAAGGACAACAGGCTGTTCGGTAACAATGGTGTTTCTTGCCATTAACAAAAGAAATAAGTGGAGTCAATTACCTTCGCTGGTTCCAGCGTGTCGATAATCGGTGGTTTAGTCTCTGCTCCAATGTGATGAGCAAAGGTAGTCAGGTAGTCATGCTCCGCAAATAGGTGCATGTATGTCTCACGAACAATGGCTGATAAAACAGACATGTCAGTAGCACGACATAGAACCGAGTCGTGTATGAGGGAAATCGGTGCGTTGAAGCGGAGTGCAGATAGGTGCAAGAGGCTTGCATCGAGTGAGTGGATTAAATTCGGAGCTGTTGCATTCTTGTGGTGGTTCTTGTCAACCTTGTCACCTTCTTCAGTGGCAACACGGACTTTGCACCGTCCCAATAATTGCAACTCAATGGTCTGAATCTTTGGCTTCATCAACTTTTGATTGACGGTGAAGCCTGAAGGTGTGACCCACTGAAGAGAAGTAGCGCCACGATCAATAGCCTTGGCTACCTCTTGCTCAATCCACTTCATGACCGCCATCGGACCAGGAACGATGACGTTCATGGCATCACGCACAGCCTTGACGGTTGCAGTGAGGTCATCCTTCTCTACTTCGACACCCTTTTCTTTCAAGGCTTCACGTATGTAGCCTCGGTTTGAATAAGGTTTAGCGTTGTAGGGGACAGTCATGACCGTTCTTTTGGTCACTTTCCTATCCATGTGAGGACGTATGCACTCAGGCACATGTGGTTTAGCCTGTTCAGCTATCACCTTGTATGCATCCTGAGGTTTATCACTTGGCAATACATTTACCAATTTTGCTGTAGATGCGTCTTTAGCGAG